ACAAGGTCTTTATGGTGTAGCAGTTGGACAGGAAGCCGGTGCAAACATACAAGGCTATGGAGCAGTGGCTGTTGGTAGTAGTGCTGGTTACGACACACAAGGTGCTTTTAGTGTAGCAGTTGGCATCTATGCTGGTTATATTACGCAAGGTGCTAACTCAGTGGCACTCGGTTACAACGCTGGCCATGCCTCACAAGGTCAAGAAGCAGTAGCCATTGGTAACAAGGCTGGTCAAACCTCACAAGGTATAAACGCAGTGGCCATTGGTTATCTTGCTGGTAATAGCTCACAAGGCGTCTATACTGTGGCCATTGGTAATAGTGCTGGTCGATCTAGTCAAGGCTCCGAATCAATTGCCATTGGTTCCACTGCTGGCCGAGACACACAAGGTGCTTTTAGTGTAGCAGTTGGTCTCAATGCTGGCCGAACCAGTCAAGGCGGGCTCGCAGTGGCCATTGGCTACAATGCTGGATTAACCTCACAAGGTCAAGAAGCAGTAGCCATTGGTTATGGTGCTGGTCAAACCTCACAAGCCACCCGCTCAATTATATTAAATGCCACTGGCTCAGCACTAAATCAAACCACCGCCGACACATTCACAGTGGCTCCGGTCAGAAATGATGTGGCCAATGTTACCAGCGTGATGTTCTACAACACCACTTCAAAAGAAATCACATATGGTAACACCATCAGCATTGCTGGTAATGTGTTTGCCAACAACATTATAGCCAATGTTACACCGGCTGTAACATCAACTCCAGCAACAGGTGTTGGTTACATAGGTATGCCACAAAATGCTACTGGTACCGCTACACTAACAATAGCCGATGCTGGCAAGCACATTTACGTAACATCAACAGGACAAACTATAACTATTCCTGCTAACTCAAGCGTGGCATATCCTGTTGGTACAACTATTGCATTCATTGGCGGACCAAGTGCTACCACAACAACTATTGCCATCACGACAGATACCATGTACTTGGCAGGTACAGGCACAACAGGATCAAGAACCCTGGCTGCATATGGTATGGCCACAGCAGTTAAAGTGGCAGCCACAACCTGGTATATTAACGGAAGCGGATTGACCTAATGACTGGTATTGCTATGCTCAACAGCAGTTTTGGCGCTGCCCCACCAGCGGTGTTGGTAATGAATTTGGACGCTGCCTCACAAGGTGCAGTTCCTGGTGCCAGCATCACAACCAGTGCCAGTTTTGACGGTTCAACCCAATATTTGACATTACCGGCCAGCACTGATTGGGCTCTTGGTACGGGCGATTTTACTATAGAGTGGTGGCAATATCAGACCGGTGTTGGTAGTGTCGGGGCCTTTCCTAGAGTATTCTCTGTTGGTTCCTCCCCAACTGCATCAGTTGCTGTCAGCATAGAAAGCGGCACATTTTATTTTTGGGAAGGTAGTGATGGTTCTCCTAAATTTAGCTCCGCACTATCTAGTTACTTAAATGCTTGGGTGCATTTTGCTATTTCGAGAGTTAGCGGTCAAACAAGTGTATATCAAAACGGAACACAGATAGGATCAACTTATGCTGATACCAATAATATCAATGATAGTTCATCTGTTCTCAGTATTGGGCGTGACATGGTAGCAACTCCTAGTACTTATTGGCCCGGATATATTTCAAACTTTCGTATAATCAAAGGCACAGGATTGTATTCTGGAGCATCATTGACTGTGCCAACATCAACATTAAGAGCTGTGTCTGGTACAGTTGTATTACTACCATTAGCCGCTGCACCGTTTATGGATATGTCCACAAACGTGTACACAATAACTAATACTGGAACTACAACTACAACAGCATCTGCACCATCACTAACAGCAGCCACCACAGATGTCACTGGAACTTACGCTCTTACCACAGTCAATGCTGGCAGTCTCTCCTGGGCCACAACCAATGGTGGAATATTTCGTAAATCCAACAACACAGGAACAGATGTTATTGTTGGCGGCCCCAACTATGTCACTGGACAGAGTTATAGTGTATTCATGGCCTATCAAAGAACTGCCACTGCTACAGGTAGACTGTTGAACACCCAAAGTGAAGCATCAAAAGACTGGCTCATGGGCTTGTACAACGGCCATCCTGACACGTTTTATCCCAACTTCTCAGTTAACTTACCTTCATCCGGTGCAGATCTCTTATGGCACTTTGGTTGGGCCACATGGAACACCAGCACAGGTCGAGGACAGTTGTACACCGCAACCAGTACTCAACCAACCAGTGTGGCATTTACTGCGGTCAATGGAGGTGGTGGTGGTTTCAATCAACTAAGACTGTTCAGTAGATCCGGTGGTGCCGAAGTACAAAGTGGCAACATAGGAATGATCAAAGTGTACAACGGGGTGTTGACTTTGGCCGAAGTACAATCCTTGTATGCCAAGTACAAATCAAGATTTGGATACTAACATTTACAAGTTCAATGTAAAGCAATAAGTATAGTATGACTATATTATACACCCTAATACTCACACACATCACTATTGTGTGTGTCACATTATATCTACATCGCAGCCAAGCACATCGCTCAGTAACATTCCATCCTGCAATAGCACATTTTATGCGAGCCTGGCTATGGTTAACCACCGGCATGGTTACCAAGCAATGGGTAGCCATACATCGCAAACATCACAGATTCAGTGACGAGCCCGGCGATCCGCATACACCTCATGTGTACGGTATCAGGCAAGTACTATTTAAAGGAGCATTTTTATACCATGCCGCAAGCAAAGATAAAGCAATGGTTGATGCATATGGTCGTGGTACTCCTGATGATTGGATTGAGCGCAACTTATACAGTGGTCACTCCAGACTTGGCATTGGCATTCTCCTTGTGTTCAACCTCATCCTCTTTGGTTGGGCAGGCGCCATAATATGGGGCATACAAATGATTTGGATCCCGTTCTGGGCCGCGGGAATAATTAACGGTGTTGCACATTGGTGGGGGTATCGCAATGGAACAACACGAGATCAATCTAGAAATATTAGCCCTTGGGGTATTATTATTGGCGGTGAAGAGCTTCACAATAATCATCATCTGGACCCTGCTAGCCCCCGTCTTTCGTTAAAGGCGTACGAATTTGACATTGGTTGGATGTATATTAGACTTTTACAATCATTAAGATTGGCAACAGTTAAAATTTAGTATATAATAGCTGAATGTTAGACTCAATCCAGCAAACAGTTTTGCAATTATTACCTGCCCGTCGTAAAACGGGTCAGAACGGCTGGATATCGTTTAACGCACCCTGCTGTGTGTACAATGGAGAAAGTGCAGACACAAGAGGACGAGGCGGTCTCAAAACTGATGCAGGTCGAGTAAGTTATCATTGTTTTAACTGCCAATTCAAAGCCAGCTATCAACCAGGTCGTCACTTGACGTACAAGTTCCGTAAATTCCTGTCCTGGTTGGGTGCTGACGATAATACTGTACGCAGATTGGTCATTGATGCAGTACGTTTAAAAGATCTTGTTGCTCCAGAAGCAATACCGGAACCCGACCAAGAAATTAAATTTGAAGCACGAACATTACCTGCAGAAGCACAAGAACTCAATGAATTAAATGCATTTTACTTGCTGGGCGATTATCAGCAGGTGCCCGCGGAATACCTGGCCGCAGTTGAATACGTGGCACGTAGACAAATTGACATAAACAAATACAAGATGTTTTGGACTTCAGACGAAGCATACAACATGCATCGCAGAATCGTTGTTCCGTTCTACTATCAACAGCAAGTGATTGGATACACAGCCCGTGCTATTGTAGATGGCATCAAGCCCAAGTATTATAGTAGTCATCCTGCAGACTTTGTGTTTAACTTGGACACACAACAGGCGGACTGGCGGTTTGTGTTAGTATGTGAAGGACCGTTTGATGCAATGAGTGTGGATGGTGTTGCGGTTAGTGGCGCAGAGATAAGCGACCAGCAAGCAGAATTAATTGATAGACTACAACGTGAAGTCATTGTCGTGCCTGATGCAGACAAGACTGGCCGTAGATTAGTTGATCGTGCTATAGAACTAGGATGGACTGTGAGTTTTCCGGTATGGTTGGAAACCTGTAAAGACATCAATGAAGCAGTACTAAAGTATGGAAAATTGTTTGTGATTAAAGCAATATTAGATGCAAGGGAATCAAGCAAGTTAAAAATTGAACTCAAGAAGAAAAAACTATATAGTTAATATGACAAAAGATTATAACGCAGACATACAAAAATTATTTTTAGAAATGATGATGGAAGATGCCAGTACCTATGTACGGATACAAAACATCTTTGATTCTGAGAACTTTGATCGTAGCTTACGTGCTACAGCAGAGTTTATTAAAACACACAGTGATGATCATCGCACACTACCCACACGTGATCAGATACAGGCAGTCACCGGAGTTGAACTACGTTCTATTCCAGATCTGGATAAAGGACACTACGATTGGTTCTTGGAAGAGTTTGAAAGTTTTAGTCGCAGACAAGCACTAGAACGTGCAATTCTTAAAGCAGCAGACTTGATTGAGAATGGTGATTACGATCCAGTAGAGAAACTGATAAAAGATGCAGTACACATCAGCTTGACCAGAGACATGGGCACAGACTATTTTGCAGATCCTGCAGCTCGTATCAACAAGTACTTTAACTCAGGTGGACAAGTGAGCACAGGATGGCCCAGTGTTGATAAACTGCTATATGGCGGATTCAGCAGAGGCGAACTAAACATCTTTGCTGGTGGATCAGGATCTGGTAAGAGTTTGGTAATGATGAACATTGCCTTGAACTGGCTACAGCAAGGACTCAATGGCGTTTATATTACATTAGAACTTAGTGAAGAACTTACAAGTTTGCGTACAGATGCCATGCTGGCCAGTATGAGTACCAAAGACATTCGTAAGGACATAGATACTACCACACTCAAAGTCAAGATGGTGGGCAAGAAGTCCGGAACATATCAAGTCAAAGGATTGCCAGCACAAAGCAACATCAATGACATTCGTGCATATTTGAAAGAATACCAAATCCAAACAGGGCGTACTGTTGACTTTATCATGATTGACTATTTGGACCTGCTGATGCCGGTGAGTGCCAAAGTGAGCCCAAATGACCTGTTTGTCAAAGACAAGTATGTATCAGAAGAACTGCGTAACTTGGCTAAAGAACTGGGTATGTTAATGGTAACAGCATCTCAGTTGAATCGTAGTGCTGTGGAAGAAGTGGAGTTTGATCATAGCCATATATCGGGTGGTATATCCAAGATTAACACAGCAGATAACGTGTTTGGTATCTTTACCAGTAGAGCTATGAAAGAGCGTGGACGTTATCAAATACAATGTATGAAGAGTCGTAGTTCCACCGGTGTAGGCATGAAAGTAGATTTGGAATACAACATTGAAACCATGCGTATCACTGACCCAGGACTAGAAACTGACAACGGATTTGGGCATCAATCCAGCAAAGGTATCATGGACCAAATCAAGAGTACCAGTTCAGTTAGCCCAATGATTGCTGCCAAACCCCGAGCAGGCTTCAATATAGAGAGCAAAGTGGCTGGCAATGTTGACAGTACCAAGCTCAAGCAGATGCTAGCAGGATTAAAGTCCAAAGCTGAATAAATAGATAATATTGGAGCGAATCTTGCAAAAGCGTACCCGTAGTATCTTAGATGAACTTGCACACATGCCAGTCACAAAAGACCGTGAAAATCTGGTGGAAAGTCGTGCAGCCCATGTAATTCAAGGTGCTATAAATTTGATTAATTATATCAAAGAAAATTACGATAGTGAGCAGTCTGCAGAATTAGAGCGCAGATTGCTTAACAGCATACGGGCACAAGACCCTGCAAAGTTTGCTCGCGGTGTTAGGAGATTTAAAAGTGAAAATTAAAGACATTGTCAAGGAAGCGTTTGGTACCCGCGGCGTAAGAGACCCGTATTCGTACGATTACGAAAAAGACCCAACCACTGGAGAGTACACAGGACGACAAGAAACCAATCCCAACTCTTTTACCAATATGATTTCTGGGGTTGCTGACAGAGTTGGGGCAGGGTCAGGCAGTATGTGGGTCAAGGCACCCGATGATAACCAAAAAGAACGTGTAAAATACTATACTGTGCCCGAAGGTCGTGTGCTTGTAGTACAGGATAAAAACGGTAGAGCATATTATAAACATGCTGCCAAACCAGGAGCCCGCAACCCAACCGGAGTATGGAAAGATCAAGACGGGCAAGAAATATATCAGCCCGAAACAGTAGCAGCACTGGAACGGCTGGCTCAACAGGTTGGAAAACTAACATTTGATAAATCAGCATTGCCACAACAACCAGATTCTCCAGATTCTTCTATTGCAATGCCCGGTGATGAAGAACCAGCAGGAGAACCATCAACTTCAGAACCGTTACATCCTGATGTTTCGATTGTGCAATCTGTTCCTTTGGTCATGCAGTATAAAGGTAAGAGATTTGAAATGGATGATATGGGCAAGTTCCACCCATTTGGTACCAGTCGTGCAGTCACTGATGCGTTGCAGACATTCTTGTCTAAAGAAAGAATGAAACTATGATGCAACTCAACGAAGGCGGAAATGTTTTTAAACAAGCAGATAAAACTCCTATCACACGCAGAATATTGACTAATGAAATTCCAGGGACAATAGCCTGGTTGGAAGAAATTACTGGATTAGATTTTACCTTAGATAAAGACGAAGAAGATGTACCTATTAAATGGTTAGGTACCACTGGGCGTAAAAAAGGAACTGCAGAACAACCGGGATCGTCGGGAGACTTAGATTTATCAGTTGACGAAACACAAGTCAGTAAGGAACAACTGATAGCAAAATTAGCGCATTGGTGCAGACAACAGGGTGTACCCGATGAACAAATTTTAAATACTGCTAAAGATAAAACAAACTGGATAGAAAAATCCGGTGACAATGTACATTTCAAAACACCAATAATTGGAAATGTCAATGATGGATTTGCACAAACAGATTTTATGTTTACCGGAGATCCAAGCTGGCAACAATTTGCTATGCGAGGCGGTCGTGAAGGAAGTCCGTTCACTGGTGAAAGCCGAGCAATAATTTTAGCAAGTATTATTAGCGCATTGCACCCAGGATTAAAATATAGTTATAAACACGGACTAGTAGATCGTGCCACTAACACCACAGTGGAAAATGGAAAAAGTCCTGCCACACTAAGCAAACTTACTGGTATACCTGTTGCTAAACTTAACACAGCCGACGACATACTAGATGCTGTCAGTAAAAGACCAAACTACGAACAGTTGGTAGCCACAGCAAGAGAAACACTGGCCAAAAGCAATATACAATTGCCCGAGGCAGCACCTACTCCGGGAACTGCTGCTTGGTTTAGAAACTACACAGACAAGTTGGCATAATGAAATTTGAATTTGTTGAATACTTGATGGAGGCTGCTAATCCTCGCACACCACATCCCGAGGATGCTATCCTATCGGGTAGTCAGGCCGCAGCGCAACAAGTTGCAGGATTAAAAGCAGTTATCTCTAATCCCAGTGGTCTTACTATCAAGTGGGATGGCAAACCGGCATTGATATTTGGTCGTGACAAAGATGGCCAATTGGCAGTTATGGACAAATACATGTTTGATGCTGGTTTCCTGGCTAAAAACATTGAAGACTGGAAACAGTACGATGCAAATAAAGCATCAGGAAATTTGCGCGGAAGTTTGTATAGTCTATTAGAAGTTATTTGGCCAGGACTAGACGCAGCTACCAAGAGTCCTGGATTTTACTGGGGCGATTTACTATATGCTGGACAACTAACGCCACAAAACGGAAAATATGTTTTTCAACCTAACTTGGTTGAATATCAGATTCCGATCAATAGCCCAGTAGGAAAGCAATTGGCTGGTACCGCTGGTGGAATTGTAGTGCATCAATATTTTGATCAGGTGGGTGGACAACCTGTTCAATGGAATGGTAACGGATTAACCAATGTACCTGGTGGTGTTGCTATCGTGACACCAACTGCTGGCAATAGATTTGCGTTGAAGACACCGGTGCAGCAAGAACGTGCAGCAGATGCAGCACTTAAAAAATACGGCGCAGCAGTTGATGAATTGCTAGGATCTATTCCTCAAAGTACTAGAGATAGAATCAAAACTTATTTCAACAAATTTATTACCAGACAAACTACAGAGCCATTACATGCATGGCTAGCAGCCAATGTCAGCAAGGTACAATACAATGCATTGGCTGGAGACGACAACACCGGAAAACTGTTTGCACAAACACCCGATGGTGAAATAGTTGAAAGTCCCGGATATCAAGGACTCAAAGCAATTTGGAACAGTATTTTTGCATTTAAACAAAATCTAGCCAAACAACTGGCACCACAAGTTCAAGGTATAGAAGAATA